ACCCAACATCGCGAGAGTGGGATGACCTTGCCCGACACTTGAAGGAATTCGAGTGTATGGTTGCAGGTGACTTCACTCGCTTTGACACAACCCTGAACAATCAGATCATGTACGCTGTGTGTGATCTGATCAACAAATTATATGAGTACTACGGGTTGTCTATTGAGGAAGACATTAAAGTTTGTAAAGTTCTTTGGGAGAACATTGTTCATGTGAAAGTGTTCTACGGTAAGACCGTATATCAACAGCGAAATGGACAGCCGTCCGGCAACCCCGGAACAGCTGTCACAAACAGTATTTACAACGTGCTTGCCACGATGTATGTGTTCAAAAAGAAGGTCCCTGGATTCGCATTTTTTGATCATGTCAAAATCGCAACTTACGGTGATGACAATATCATGTCTGTTTCTCCCTATGTTAAGGAAAGTTTTAACCAACTGACCTTGACAGATGGGTTTGCAGACATTGGTATGATCTATACGAATGAATCCAAAACCGAAGCCACTGAAAAGTGGAAAGGCCTTGGCGAGTGCACGTTTCTTAAACGTGCATTCAAGGTTGAGTTTTTGTCTCGAACATATCTTGCACCACTAAGTCTCGATTCGATTCTTGAGATGCCGTGTTGGTACAAGAAGAGCCTGAGTGAAATGGAAAGCGTGAAAGTGAACGTTGAGACCGCTGTCAGAGAACTTTATCTTCATGATGAAGTAACCTTTAACCGGTGGTCTGGAGCGATGAGTAAGGAGTTTTACTATCGCTACAACTGTCACCAGATTCGCTTGAGGACATGGAAGTCTTGGCTCCAAGTTCGAGGTGAGCTCACTGTTGGTGATTTCAGCATTTTCGAGGACGAGAATGTTCTTCACCGCAGTGATGAACCTCTCGTAACACAACGGTTCGCCGTAGTCCCTGAGGACGTTGTGTTTGAAGCCCCACCCGTTCAAGAAATCAACCAACTGAACTTTGCCCCGTGGATTGTCGATCGTCAAGCGTTCGAAAGACAACCACAAATCCGTATTCAACGACAAACCGACTGGAAACTGATACTGACCCTTCTTCAAGTCTGCATTTTGCTTCTCTCTAGTTTCGCCTTGCTACACCGAGGAATTATGGAGAGCGTTACTCAAGATTTTGGAGATCAACCACTGATCAATGAATCAGTGACAAAAACGACATCTGATGTGCTTCAGATGACAACCCTCGGTGACGTACCTTACGTAACTGGGGTTCAGGACAACAGCACACGACCGGAATCTGACTATAAGGTTGAGAAGAATTATGAAATTCGGACCTTCCTTGCCCGACCAATCGAAAACGCAACG